AAACTCAGATGGTATTTCTTGAAAGTTCTCGTAAAGTTCTCCTGCTCGTTGACCATACTTTTTGAACATATCTCTGATTTTGATTCTGACTGCATTACTTAAAGTCTTAAACATCCTTAATTGTTCTCTGTATGACTTTCTAAGATCGATCTTAACTTTCGACATTGATTAATAACTCCAATACTTCATCCAGTAATTCTTTTTCTGTGCCAAACTTTTGTTCAAACCATTTAGGATTGAGATGTATAGATTCTGTTGATGTTCTATGATGGTATGGACACAATGGGATTGTATCATAGTGGGATGATTTTTTACCTAAAGTTTTATTTTTTATGTGGTGTATTTCAGCAGGTGTACCATAGTAGCCAAGTTTCTTACATGCAATACATCCTAAATCAGCGACATTTCTAAGGTGTCTCTTTTCATCTTTGGTCATTCATATCTAACTCGTAATGATTAATTATACAATCTTTTAGTATAACAGAAATACCACCAACACCAGAGTCCTGTGTGATAGCATTTGCGACTTTGATTACGACATCATCTTCTTTAACTAACCATCCAATCGTTCTACAAACCTCATATCTACAATCTTTGATATCATCTACCCATCTTGCATCAGCAGTATGGTCTAACCAATCCACCATGACTAGTGGATATTTTTTATGTACTTTTTCTAACATCTTAGTATCTATATTATCATGCACTGTATTTCTTACCTCTAAAGAATGCACTTCTGTCGTGATTATTTACATAAACCAACTCTGGATGTATGGTCTTGGTTGTTGGGTCTACCATGACTACTGCAAACCCATTCTGCCAGTCGTTAGCAATATTCTCTTTGAGATATGGATGATATTGCTCTGATAAGTGTCCTGTCTGTACTGCAATGTTGGTTGCTGAGTAAGTTGCAAAAGACCTTGTGTTAAGTTGATGAGTATGACCAGTGATAATGTTTATACCTGCTCTCCAACTGTTTTGATAACCTGCATGAATACCAGACCTCATGTTATGTTTAACTACTACTGTATCATCTAAAAGAAAACTATACGACCACTGCCAGTCTGGAAATAGCACATCCATTCTGAATCCCTCAAAATCTTCAAATTGTCTACCAAATCTAGATATCCATTTAGCTAGTCTTTCTTCATGGTTTCCAAAAGTTGCAAGTTGCAAGATCGGTGATTTAGAACTGTTAATGACTTTCTGTAGTTTGTTTAACTGTTTCTGTGAGTCTAATATCTCTTGTTGTACTGTTCTGGATGCAGGTTCTAACTCAAGAGTTAGTTTTGCAAAAGTCGATAGAACTTTTAAATCCATCATGTCACCATTTGCGATAATACATTTAATCTCTTTAGTCTTGATTAAATCTCTTAAAACTTTCAGCATGATTTTGAATGCGACTGTCTCTTCACCCTCAAAATGTGCATCAGAGAAAACCAATATGCCGTATGGATGGTCAGTCACACTGATTTTCTCCATCTGCTCTGGCAGGTTTGCTCGTTCTATTCTGGTTGCTTTATTGTATTTATTCTCATGTGGTTTAAGCATGATGCCTGTCATCTCTTCTGCTTGTTGTCGGTAGAATGACATTGTTCCAGAATCAGTGCATAGTCCTAAATACTCAAATACATCTTGTTGTCTTTTCATGTGTGGTAGATTCCATGCTCTCACAATGTCTTGTGCAGTAGCCATAGATATTCCAGACACACCACCTTTCTTTGGCATAATTTACCTCTTAATCTTTTGAAGATAGAGGATGTCCAGATGGTAATAAGTCTAAATCAAATTTTCCACCTCTGAACTTCCCTGTTCTCACTGCAGATAAAAAAGCATTCACTCTTGCATATGCCCATCTGTCCTCTCCACCACTTGCTCTCACACTTGGTCTGACTGACTGTGGGTTTGTTCTGTATGCACCAACACCTCGTCTAAAGACTGCTGATAACATTCTAAGTGTCACTCTCTTACCTTTTTGATCTCCATATTTTTCGTTGTGTTTATCTACTTTACCCTGTAAACCTTTTTTGACTGCACCAGATATTGGTGCTTTCTCTTCGTAATCTCTTACTTCTTTAGTATCAAGATTCGCCTCTTCGATATATTCAAAGTCATCTGACTTTTCTCTCTCTCGCATAATCTGGTCTCTTTTGCTTTTAGCAAATGAGAACCCTGCATCACCACCCCATAACGCCCATGCAATGCGACCTGCTGATGGGTAGCCATCTTCACCTCTGTCAAATCCTTGACCTTGTTTATCTACTTCATGTCTTGAGAAAAATGAATACATCCTTAAAACTGTGTTTGGTGATAGTCTTGTTTTGTTAGCAATATCTCTTGCTCTTGCTACACCGACTGCAGTACCACCTCTGCCAAATTCTTTTCTCCACTCTAGTCCTCTCTTTGCCTCTTCGACCATTGCGTCAGTTGGTGTTAGATTGATGTCTGATATTGCTTTAGCATCTCTGAGTCTGTCTTCGTATTCTCTGTGAGTTCTACAAGGCATGTAAACAGTTTGACCATCTTGGTCGTGGGTATGTGTTCCGACACATCCAATCTCATCTGCTCTATCCAGTGCCTCTTCCTCTGTGGTGTAAGTATCAAATCCTACTTCTGCTTTCGTTCCATAAACCTCTTCATACATCTTTTCAGCATCTTCTGGTTCTACTGGTTTATCGCTATCAGCATCAGATGGTTCTGCCTCACCAATCGGAAATAGATTACTTGGTATGTATAAATCATCTGCACCAGATATCTCGCCAAGTCCTAATCTTTCTCTAGCCTCATTCCTTGTCAATATCCCTGCATTAACACCTTGCACAACATTCTCATAGATTTGTTTTCTCTTTTCTGCCATAGCAGGAATAGAATCTAAATCATATCGGACTGAGATATTACCATCATAAAGTGGAGACAGATATTCGTTTAGATCGGATTGGACTCTAGTTAACAAAGGAATAATCGTCTCTTCGTATAGTCCTAGTTTTGCTTGTTCCATATTAGAGTAAGTTTGACTATCTGGAATACCAACTAATTGACTTGGTACACCAAATGCAAGTGCAATCTCTCTTGCTGATAAGTTTAATAAATCTAAGAAGTCCATATCTTTTGGATTGAGTCCAAGTTGTGTGTAATCGAAATTACCCTCTAGCAACATTGGGCGACCAGAATTATGTGTTCCTTGAAACCTAAACTCTAAGTCCTCCAACAGTCTTGCTCTTTGCTCGTCTGTCAAACTGGTGGACATCCCTGTCTCATCTGTGGGTTCAAACTTGAGCATACCACTTGGAGTACACCCATTTTTGAGTAGTGCCACATTGTGCATCCCTGCTAGATTGTGTTGATCTATGTTGTATGCACTAGCTAGTATTGGAGATAGTCCATAAAAATCATCTAATGGATTCCAGAGTTTTATTTGTTTAACTTGACCACTGCCTGTTGTTGGGTCTACTCGATATGAATTTACAACCTTACCATCAATCACATAGTCATAAGATTGTGGAATCATGGTGTGACCTGCATTGATTCTCATTCTATCTGGTCTAAGCAAATACAATTCTCTTGGTGCAGTTGCACCCTCTGTGTCTCTTAACAAGTAAGAGTTTCCAGAAATGAGCAAATAAGAATACAGAGATGCAAAGTATTCTACACCAGATTGTGCAGGATTTGGTCTTTGCAAAAGAGATACTAATTCGTGGTTTTCTAGTTTCTCATCATCTGAGTAAACACAAAGGTCTACTGCTGATGCACTGTTCGCTATGAGTTGTATACATCTGTGTACGATTGCATTTTCTTGGTAGCCATCTTTGGCATAATCTTTGTATCTTCTACTTGACCTAGTGGAATATGCACTAAGTTTATTTATCATTACTTTTGGTGATTCTTT